CCGGGTGGAACGGGACGAGTAGCGCGATCCCAGTCCAATGGCAAATCTATCAATTCTCCTTCGGCAATTGCGAGCTCTCGCCCTCCAAGCTGGAAACCGACAGCCATCCTCCATGCAGGATCCAACTCACGTTGGACTGCGAGGGAGAACGACTTACCGGTGTCCCGCACCCAGATAGCCGGACTAACGTCCGACGGTCGGGGGGAGAAGCGATAGCCTCCAAGGCCGAGGGGGAACCCTCCAATCAAGCCCAGTACTTCTAACGCGTACTTCGACAACCACGCACAGCGCCGATCGATGTAGTCCTTACAGGGCCCTTCCAATAGTGCGTTCTGGCTCACCAAAGAGTCCAGACACAATATTTGGCGGAGCCCAAAGGACCTACACGAAACCAATCTGTCTTCGAGAAAGTCTCTCGGAAGATTCCGCGACGTCAAGCCCTTCACTGGGATCGCTGCAAAGCGAACCCCAGATCGAAGCTTACCGTCGACCTCGGAATACTCGTAGAGCCTCTCCAAGAAGACACAGCGGCGGATAGGTCCAGAGGAACACTCATAGTGTTTCCCTTTGGAAGGGGAACCCCCGCACTCAGTTATGCATTGGGCATACGAGCGAGCTCCAGCGACAGTCGTCGCAAGCTTGGCATCGTCGCCACAAATGGCAAACCGAATTCGGGGTTTCCTTCTTCCAGAACTCTTGATTGCAACACTCTTACTAACATCCAACCAATAAAGGTGGATGAGTGAGAGAATGCACCAGGAGGTGGGGAGACCCATGAGGATTCCTCTTGAAGAGAGAATCGGTAATTCTCCCGTCTCCGGATATTCAAGATTCTGTGGTCCCGTAAGGGTCCGCAGAACTTCGATTTCTAGAAGCGAGAGTCTTCCTGATTTCTCAAGACCGTCCACCACTGCCTTGACGAGGTCGAGGGGAAGTAGATCAGTGGCTCTAGTGAGGTCCGTGGAGACTAAAACGTCTGCACATGCACCATCAAAGAGCTTAATGATATCTTCATCCTTGGCCCCAACAAGAGGTTGGTAGGCGCCAGGCGTGGAACGAAGTCCGCGGAGGAGGTGCTTTCGCACACTGTGGCCGAGAACTTGGCACCAAGCTGGTCCGACTGTGACCACTCTCGTCTTCAATCCACGTTCTGTAATGCAAGCGACGCGATGGGTTGGGGCACCTTCCATATCTCTCATTTCCTTCAAGGAATAAGAGAAGAGGTTGATGTCCTGAGCCACCTCAGCGCTAACGGCATCCGACAGATAGTAGGTAGGAGCCTCTTGCTCTTGGGACTTCTCCAGGAGGAACGGTAAAGTTCCTCCCTTCTTAGAAGTCCTTTCGTAACAAGAGGACCCAGAAGGCCAGCAGGGAGGCTCAAGGATAACCTTGGGCTTCACTAGCTTGGCGTTCGCCCACTTTCTGACGAATTCCGTGCACGCAAGAACATGGTGCTGTGGAGTCTCGTGAGTCGAAGAATAATCGACTCGATGTTGCATTAAAGCAGCTACCTTCGCGGAGGAATCCGCAGGAGGTAGCGC